ATTGGTTTTATATCATCACTAGTGACAGCATCTGCTGTTGCTGCGCCATCTAAATTTCCAGCATCACTCTCAACATCTTTTAAATCTTTATTTGCTGAGTCTGCATCTTTCTCTGTCTGCTGTTCAAATCCAAAGAGTTGTTTCGTAGCACTAATCAACTTTGGTAGGACTCTAATAATCAAAGCACCTAACATGATAACAAATCCAGCAGGACCAAATATCATAGGCATGAACAGAAGAAGACCACCAACAATTGCTGGCCAAAAGTCACTTAAGAAACGGAAGACAGTTTGTATTTTCTTAGAATTGTCCTCGTCTTGGAACCAATCAAATATGGTCAGTATAGCCTTGCCAGCGAGAAGCATCAATAAACCATTCTTCAACTTCTCAAACATATTTGTGACAGGTGCGAGCATCTTCTCACCCTGCTTCTTAATAGCCTTGAGAGATTTCTCAAGACCACTTTCCTTCATCTTTCTCTTTTTGTTTTCTTTCCTCTTCTTCTCGTCTGCGTCTAACTTATCCTTTGCTGCCTGTTCTTTTCTAAGTGCCTCAAGAATATTATCCAGAGAATCAAGAATTGAAGTCTCTTCTGTTGGCAGTTTGCTACCAATATCATCACCACTAATTTTCTTAGACTGAAGATCGGCAATCTTTTTCAGTCTTGTAATCTTCTCAGCATTTACTGCTATCGCTTTTTTATTTCCCTTTACGATGCCTGCGAGTTTACCCGTCGCACTTGTTCCGCCATATGGACCACCACCTACTTTACCCAAAGAAAGACTACTAGCATCCCTACCCATGAGTTTGGATGCCGAAATAGTTTTAGTTTGTCCTCCTAAGGTTTCAACCGCCATTGCCTTTTCTTTGCTGCTCCTTTAGTCGTTCTTCTTCAAGATGCTGTTGGAGAAGTCCAACATAGATGTCTCGTTCCCAAGGCATCATATTTTCAATCTCACTTAAAGAATATTTATGGTACTGCATCAAGGCAAAGTTAAGTCTAAAGTAACTCTCCAGATCCATATGGAGCATCGCTATCCGAAAAAAGCTGCTAAGCCCTCAAGTACGACCTCATTATTCTTCTTAGTCTTGGGATTCTTGATGTTCAATGTGTGTGAGAGTTTGGGCATTGTTTCAAAGAACTGCTCAATCTCTTTGAACTGACTGGAGTTCATGGACTCAAGGAACTCATTAATCTCTTTCTTGGTACAGTCTGCTGCTGCCCACACTTCATCTTCTGTAAAAATCTTATCAACACAAGAAGCAATCAATTCAAATGATTGATCCATTGCGTTGCCACCTTCCTTAAAATCAAAGTTGCTCTTGATGAATTGCTCCAAGGATGGATATCTCATCTCCATCATCAAACTATTGTCCAGTTTGATTCTCTTAGTGTGCTTTTCATTCTTCTGAACCTCAATATCATCCAGGTTAATTGTAACCTTGACTTGAGTTTCTTCATCATCTGGGCAGGTGATATTAACCTCAATCTCTTCACCCACGGACTTACCGCGAATGTTGAGAAAGAGATATTCAATATCAAACGTAGGTAAGTCCTCCACCTTAATGCCCTTGGTGAGGACACAATTACGGATGACGTTGCGAATAGCAGTCGTGATTTGCTTTGTGTCTTCACTCTCCAAAGCAATCACAAGAAGTTTTTCTTCTTTTACAAGAAAGGGTCTGTAGTTTACCGTCTCTCCAGTTGATGGCAACTCAAGTTCATAAGACGGCGTAGAAATCTTTGGTAAGGGCATAATAACCTATAGAGTTTTTCAGTGTGATTATTTATTACTGGAAAAGGATACTTGAAGCAACATCAGCAACAGATCTAACTGCTGGGGGTAAGAACTGACTTGCATTCCGAATGGCTTGTTCAGCAATACTCAAGTTGCGTTGGTTACCTGAACCACCACCAGTGTCACCAGGAGCACCAATTCTTTGTGGTCTATCAATGTAGTATCTTATGTAAGTCATGGATACTGTGCATTTTAAAAGACTAGATGCCTCATAAGAAACGGGCATAGAGTTGATACTAATTGGATATGCTTTTACAAATCCGTATGTAAGGGAGGTTGCTGGTTGTCCTCTCCTCACTGCCTCCTCTCTAGAGTTAGCAGCAGGAGAACTTTTCTCAAACTTTGTGATCTTCAAACCATCAACAGCATAGTCATCTCTATACTTTGCTCTGTAATAAGAAGAAGCGTCTCTAGTATCACCTCCATCAAATCCAACAATCCAATCTATCCATGCCTCAAAGAAACGAATGGGCATATAGTTGGCAGCATCAACATAGAATGTAAAGTCAAGTCGGTCATCAAAGATTCTTCTGTAAGCATGTCTCTCAGTTACACCAGTGTGGTCACTAGTGAGTTCTAATGTTGCGAGGTTAGATCCTGGAAGGGACACCTCACTACACATCAGATTTAACTGATCTTGCTCAAAACGAACACCAAACTTACTGAGAGAACTTTGTCCTCCCTGTGTGCCCCCTGCCTTGAAGGGACTATCCATCGCAATCTCAAAGTGAGATGTTAATGCTGGTTTTAACAGAGTCCTTTTGAGATCTGCTACATTCTTTCCAGAAGCCATTTATAAATAATTTTTGACCTTATATATTATGTATGGGAGAAAGCATCAAGAGTAAATATCAACCTTCATATCCAAGGAAATATAAGGGTGATCCAAATAATATTATCTGTCGTAGCAGTTGGGAGAGGAAGTTTTGCCGATGGTGCGATCTGAATGAAAGTATTTTGGAGTGGGGTAGTGAGGAATTTTGGATTCCATACCTATCACCTGTAGACAATAGAGTTCATCGTTACTTTCCTGACTTCATTATAAAGGTAAAGGAGAGCGCAGGTCAAGTCAAAACATATGTGGTTGAAGTTAAACCAAAGAAACAAACTCAACCACCAAAGAAACCTAAGAGACAAACAAAGTCATACATCTATGAGTGTAAGACCTACGCTGTGAACCAGGCAAAGTGGAAAGCAGCAGTTGAGTTTTGTAAGGATCATATGATACAGTTTAAAGTAATCACCGAAAATGAACTGGGGATCAAATGAACCGCTTTGAAGACAACCAAATCAACAATAGTACGAATGATCCTGAAGAGATGATGATGAAAATCATGGAACTCCTCAACAGTACGGTCACACCAATCCCTGATGTAGGTGGATTTTATACCTTTATATACAATGCTAAAACTCCCAACATCAGTTATGATCAACACCCACTGATTGCCTGTACTGAAGTTTTGCGTTGGGGTTTCAGAGGAATCAATCTTCACCTGAGAAAATCAAGGCAATATACCTGGGATGAAGTGGCAGGACAGTTGTACATTGTCCAGTATGATGAGGTTGATGACTTAATGAAAATACCATATCGCAAAATGATTGATAAATAAGTAAAAACCTTTGTCTAATGGCAGCAGGACAGTCAGAAACGAGTAACATCGCACCAGTAAAAGTAAGAACAGGAAACGCACAACAGCGTCGTTCTGGCAAAGGACCTTCTACGCAAAAATATATTGCTACAAAGGTAACTGAAGGTACGGATGCGAAAGGAAATCCAACCTTTACAAAAGAAATTGTAAGATATGATGATGCAAAAGGATCTAATCCTGTAGTTATTGGGGCACAGAAAACAGGCGAAACAAAAATAACTCCAACTGCTAACGCCAATGCGAGTGATAAAGTTGGCATGGCAGAGGGAGGTCCACTGGCAAAGACCTCTGGTCAACAGATGGAGTCAACCAGAGATAGTTTTGGTTTAGATGCTCCAGCAAAAGATAATTTTAATAAAGACAATAACAAATCTGGTCAAGCAACGACATCAGATGCTCCACAAGAATCATCACCTGCATCAGCTGGAGCCGCGGGTGGTGGTGGTGCTGGTGATGCTGCTAGTGGGAAAACCAGAATGACTTTTCCCAAAGATCTAAAATATCCGATAGATATTGGCACTACAAAACAAGATGTGATTAAGTTTGACATGCTTAAGTATGAGCCAAAAAAAGGGCAAGCAGGTCAAGTTGGATTTACTCTGAGATCAGATACAGATACTAGAATTATTGGATCTTGTTTCTTACCCATCCCATCAGGTATTCAAGATGCGTCTACTGTAACTTTTAATGATGATAGCATGAACGCAATTCAAGCTGCTGCGGCAGAAGCTGCTATAACAACATTAAGTCAAGGAATGGGAGCAGGTGCTGAATCACTTGTTAGTTCAGTGAAAGCAGCTGCTGGAGATT